CGTGCAGGTGTCGGTGCGTTCACTTGGTACTTAAAACAGGCCATGTCTTAAAACCACGTCGAACCGTTTTCATGAATATTAAGACTTTTAACGATTGTCAAAGATTATTCGTTTGAGATTACTGTTGTGGGGATTCTTGAACGGGTTGAATGGAAAGATTGAGGTACTCGTCTTTCAGCGCATAGACTTGAAGCACCTTTGACGCCTCGTATTCAGGGATGTCAAATGTGAGTCTCCACCCGCCGTCTGCCATCGTTTGAGCTTTGATGAGGATTGCTTCTGTTTGAATGGGTTTCAATGTTGGCCTCGTAAATATTCATTAATGCGGTCAATTTTGTTTTCGATCGAGTTTAAGCGTCTATCAAAGTGTGTTTGATCACCCTGAGCTTCAGCCTTTGTTTGGAACGTTGTAAAAGCAGCGATAGCAAACATAATTCCATTGATGAAAACTCCACTTGCGAGGACGATTAGACTCCATAACTTCATTTGAGGTTTTTCCATCATTTGAATTTTCTCCACTGCTCATCAAGCCAGTCTTCGCCTCGTCTAATGACTTCGTTTTCTTTTTGCATTCGGTCTTTGGACTCTTCAATGACCTTGTCTTGCTCTTCTTGTCTGATAGCTTCTTTTTCTTTTTCCTTTTTGATGTGCTCATTTTTTTTCCTTTTTTTGTCTAGGAAATATCGGAGTAACACAAGGACGATTGAGAGGACTGTTCCAATGACGGCGACGTATCCCATTATTCTGCAAACGCCCTTCCGCTGGTTGTGATTTTAACCGTGCGCCCGTCTTTGTAGGACGCTTCAAATGCAAAGTTTCGGTTATTCTCATCGGTGTGAAGAGGGAGGTATCCTTCATCAAATACTCTAAGCCTTACCTCACCCTCCATGAGCGTTCGTCTTTCAACACCTTGGTGGTCTTTCCAGTAAATTACGACAAAGATTTGCCAAATGCCTCGGTGGCGTTTTTCATAGGTCATTGATTCGAGAAGGTCGCGCCACTTGACGTCCATTGTGGTTTTGTTCTTTGGAAATGAAAGCGTGCGCACAAGTTGTTTGGCGGGGTCCCATATTGCGACCATGACACAAGAGTCTCGATCACAATTGGATTTGGGACCGTAGAATGTGAGGACATCATGGTCTGCGATATCACCCTCTTCTTTGCGGCAAAGGGTAAAGCCTACTTGAGGACGCGAAAGACATCCTGAGCCCTTGGCTTCAATGACCGCTGTAATGTCGTTTGCGTCGGTTGCGTGAACTGAGGGGTCAACGGGAAAGTTATGCGAGCACGCAAAGATCAAGCCCGCAATTGTGAGTATGACAATTCCGTGTCGCATAACAATTTCCTTATTTTTTGTTAAACGGTGAGCGTCCGAGAAGAGCTGCCCAAAGACCCCCCAAGAGAGGGATTTTTTTAATCTCTTCCAAAGCCTTGTCATCACCCTTCCAAGGGGTAAGAGCTGCAATTGCAACAAATACCGACGCCGCTAGACCTACCCAAGTTAAAACGGTTGGCACGACCTTGTGCAACCCTTCAATGAACACCAAAATAGCTTCTTCCATGAAAGCCTCCTTTTTGGTCAGTTTAACACTAGCCTTGATGCGTTCACCTAAATTGTAGCAACATACGGATGAGTATTAAGAAATCTTAATATTGTGAAGCTTACCAGTAGATTCGAACGAGCCACACGCCACCGCACTGGTAGCCAAGGATGAGGGCTGTGAGGACCGAGATTTTAAGCAGGCCACGGAGGCGCATGAGGCGCAAAAAAGTACCCCACACATCTTTGAAGACGTAGGTAAGCTCACGTACGAGCGGCTCGTATTCGGGAGCTACTTCAAGGGTGGTGAGGTACTTAATTGCCTTTTTCATACTATTAGTATCGGATATTGCACTCGACTACGCAATGTGTCTTTTTTGACTCATGCCCCTTTTGACAACCTCCCTCGCTAAAGCGAGCGGATTCCCTCTACAGGCGATGCTTGTCCGCATCGGAGAATGTTCATAGCAGCGTTTACGTCACGATCGTGTGTCGATCCGCACTCACTGCACGTCCACTCTCTTATTCCAAGCCCTGCGATACCTTTCGGCCTCGACTCAGGCATAGCGCCACAAGTCGAACAGGTTTGGGTTGAATAGCTCTCGTTCACCTCGACATATCTCACGCCATTCATAACTGACTTGTACGCAAGCATTTGTCGAAACGAGGACCATCCAGAATCTAAAACTAATTTAGCCATTTTGGTTTTTACGAGTGCTGAGGAATTAACATCCCCAACGTAAATGGCATCAAATTGTTTAACAAGCTCTGTGCTTAGCTTGTGGTGAAAATCTTTTCGTGTGTTTTTAATCTTATCGTGAAGCTTAAGTACAAGGCGCTTTTTGTTTGCTCTTTGCGCTTTTGCAAGCTTTTCGGCGTACTGTTTTGTGGCCCTCGGTCCCTCAAGTTTTAAGCCGTTTGAAAGCGTCGCAAAGTCTTTAAGCCCAAGATCAATGCCAACTTGAGTGCTCTTTGTTTGTTGAGCTTCAGCCTCAAATGTCACAACAAGGTTTAAGTACCATCGACCACGTGAGTCTTGAGAAAAGCTTGAGCCGTCTCGTATTTTTGCACCAACGGGTAATTCCCTGCTTTTAAAAACGCGAAAGGTTTTTCCAGACCAGACAAAATCATTGCCGTTTGGTTTTATGTGGCGTCCTCTTAATGGAATCCATCCGGTATTTTTGTGAGACCTCCACCTCAACCACGGACGCTTGTGTTGACTTCGAGACTGTGCGTATTGCAAGCAAACTGCGTTTATTGTTTGAGAATGTAAATCTAACAACTTTGAGCTACCAGCTGTTAGATTGGTTAAATCAAATCCACTAAGCCACCTTTGACCTCGCTTCACCGCTGTCTTTTGAGTTTCATTGCAGTAGTTAAATACAAAATTAACCTTGCGCGCCTGTGCGTTTAAAAACCCCGTGTGCGATTTTACGCGAAACTTAAAGGTTTTGGTTTGACCGGCCATCCGACTAAATTACTATTGTTTTATATTAACGTCAAGCGTTACGATTGGGCGCGTTTAAAAGAGAAACCAATAAACCAAAACAGTTTAGTTCAGATATCTTGACTCGCCGAGTTGGGGTGTTTCGGAGATACTAGATACATGACAAACAAAATCAAGATTCGAAAGTTTGACAATCACGATGGCCGAGGCACACCACCCACGCTTGAGCACGCAGTCCTCCGCGCCGTACGTGACCTGAACGTTCCAGGCTTGGACGTGGCTGATGCTGCTGAGATGATCCTCATGCACATCGAGGAGAGGCTTTGCCAAGACCTGGCCGTGCTCTCCATGCGGAAGGATCTAAGCAGCGACCGGGTAATTGAGCTTTATGAGAGGCTGTTTCCAAAGGATTAACAGGCCTTGATTTGGAGGCCAATTGCAAGCGCAATGCCACCGACCGCGATGACAAGGATGGTCCACTTGACCCATGGAGGGTCCCATTTGAAACGAGGTTTTGGTTCTAAATCGAAGTCAGGCATAATTTTTAACACGGGCATGTTCAAGTAAGATTCATCAGACACTTCCCCGACCCACTGCGGAGGCAAGCACCCTAAGTGATCCACCACCAAAGCGTTGGGGTGTCCGGGTCTTGCATAAGGTCCATGAAAGCGTTCTTTTTCAGATTTTTCAAATACTTTCGCCAACTCTTCTTCAAACTTCTTTGTAGACGCGTCCAGTTGACTGTAAAAATCATTAAGAGCCTTTAGCTCTTTTTCTTCTCTTTGTTTTTTTAGTTTAGAATAAAAGTTCATTTTTTTTGTCCCTGGTTTTTTAACACATCAGAAAAGTGAATAACTTTGCCAACTAGAGGTTTTAAGCGACACTTTGAGCACAACTTTAATTTTTGTTGATAATAATGCTCTAGCGAACTCTAACCTCCGCTTCCGTTGGGGTTTTTGTAAGCTCCGTTTTAAAGGCTTCAAACTTTTTTTGAATCTGTTTTTGTTGAAAACGATCAAACGATTCTTTTCTTATTTCCTCAAACTCAACTTGAGCATCGTTAAATTCTTTTAAGCTTTTTGTCGCTAAAAACCTGACAATGTTTTTTTCAACTTCATCCACAAAATGCTTAAAGGCCTCATCCACCTCTTCCGTCCACTGACCCGCTATAGCCATATCTGCAAATGCACCCACAAGGTCAATGAGCTCATCCTGACCCACGCCGTCGCCCTTATTCCACGCTAAAAACTCGCCCCACAAAAGACCTAAGCGCTGCTCCCATTTCGCTGCGCTTGCACTTAAAACATCAATAAGGCGTAGTTGCTTCAACATATTTCACTCCGTTTAAGGCTTCAAAAAACAACTCTCGATTAACCGCGTTTCCCATACGCCGACATTTTGCAAACGTCACTGACCTGAGCGAAGGGCTCCAAAGCTCTTTGTTTGTGATCAATTTTTCTGGAACACGATTAAACAAAAGCACGTTATGTGCCTCCTGAACGGCGGTTGATGAGCCTTTAATATCAAACTCACTCAGCACCAATCCGTTGTCGGTTTTTTTGGGGTGCATAATCATAATTACGTGCGCTGGCAATTCTTTTGCCAAAATAATCCAGTCGTGAGTAACTCTGTCCATTTCAATAATCATGTCGGAGCTTCGGCGAACCTCTAAAAAGAAGTTTAAGTTGTCGAGCACAACGAGAGAGGTGTTGTCATGTTTTACGGAGTGAACCACCTGCTCCATCATTTCCTCGTTTTTTACGCGATTCTCATAAGCCGTTAAATAAATCGGCATTTCGCTTAATTTTGTTTTTACGACAAACTCAGTAAATTTATCTTTTGGCGGAATTAATCCCGAATTAAAATTTGAGCCGCTCTCGGCGGACATGAGGCGGGCGACAAAATCGCGGCGGCCAGTTTCCACAGACGCCACAAAACAACCAACGCCTTGTGAAGCAGCAGCGAGTACAAGATTTGCAACGAAGGCGGTTTTTCCAGTTCCAGTTCCACCACACAAAATCGTGTACTCAAACTTCCTAAGTCCTCCAACCGTCCTCGTAAATGTTGGCCACGAGGGGATTTGTATGGACGGCTCAGGATTTAAAATGTGGTTTAAGCTTTCACTCCAAACTTCGGAAATTTTGCTGTATTTTTTTTCAAACACATTCACAACAACCCTCGCTCCCGCATGCGCTTTTCGATTTCAAAACGCTCGTCGGAGTTGTTGATGTATTTTAGCTCGTTTATTTTTTCAAAGTTCGTTGGATTAAAAACCCATTCGAACGTTGCCTTGAATTGCGAATTTTCCGCTTGACCTTTCAGAAATTCCGACCACCCAATTTTAAACGAAAAAAATATCCTCCAAAAATGCCGCTGCTTGTGCTGCTCAAGCGCCTTAACCACGTTTCGTACGATGTTTGCGTTGAGTAACACCCGATCATCAACGGGGTCAAGCCAATCTTTCGTTTCGGCGTACATTTCGGCGTATTTGTTCCACAGGCGCACGATGTCCTGCGGTGCGTGAAACTCTCCCTCGTAAAACGCCATACCCAACTCTTTTGTTCTACTCCACTCCTCATCGCTGACCGCCTGAAACCCCCCACTCGTTGACTGACTTTTTAAATCAACCAACAACCTGTTTTTAAATTCCTGAGTATTATTATTTAAATTTGGTTTTTTAATTGTATATTGTTTTTGTATTGTATTGTTTTGTATTGTATTGAATTGCATTGTATTGGCTTCAACCATTTGCTTCGATTCTGGTTGAACCATTTGCTTCGATTGGGTTTGCTTTTTGTTTCGCCTAGTTACACCGCTTTTTTTCCCACCGTTTGATCCTTTGTTTCTCAAATCTGAGATTTTTTCGGAGTGTTTTTTGTTTCCGCTAATTTCAAAAATGTTTTCGTTTTGTGTTTTTAAAATAAACTCACACTCAATAAGTGCAGCAATTATCTTGTCAGGCTCGAGTCTCTGATACGGATCAAACCAAAGTGAAATTTCTTGAGCGTTTGACTCAATGACCTCATTATCTTGAGAGTCTCTCCACAAAAAACAGAGCATTCCAATTGCTGATTCGTGGTGTATTCCTAAGATGGCCGCAAGGCGTTTTGCTTTTGCCATTCCCCTTGTTTCAACGTTTACCCTCATTAGATGTCCCCTTCGGTTTCAATTGTTGTGCGAAATTTCAATTGAAACCTTGGGTCAAAGTGGGTACTTAGATTCCAAGGTCTCGTTTCGCAAAAAAAGACTTACCCCACGGCTTGATGGTTTTCAAATCATATAAGTTGTGGGGTTTTTTGTTTAAGCGCTTAAAAAAGCTTGAAAAAATTAATGAAAATCAGTAGTCTCACGCTCGCTGTTCAAGCCTTTTATACGTAAAAAAAGACTTATCCCACAGGCCAGAGGCTTTCAACATCCAAAGCCTGTGGGGGTTTTTGTGGTAACGCTTACCCATGTACCTAAACTGTAACTTCCCCTTGTTGAAGGCCAATTTCAGGCTTGAGTTCGCATACAACCTAGAGCGAAAAGCCGGGCTTGTACCTTGCATGATCTTCGGTGTCGCGTCCATTCCGGGGCGTGCTTTAGGGTTCCACTGCATGTTAGAGAACGGCGCTCAGTTCGCTCGTATGCCCTTACACGCGTTTAGGGTGGGGAAACATGAGGGAGACGATACAACACCCCTCCTAAGCGATCTGGAGGCTTGGGACGCGCTCTCGTACGACGTGAGCTGCACTCAGTACGCATATCTTAAAAACATGGCCTGCGAGTATTGGGTGAAAGACAAGGGTTGGGTCAAAGCTCAATATTTTGCGACGATAGACTTTGCAGAAAACCCCGAAAGACTCACTACGTTTTCAGAAATGCCTGATGAGCATAAGTGTGCGCACGTTCTCATTAGGGAGGACGGGAATATTGCAGCTCAACCCAATAACCGCATTCGATGGATCGACAAAGCGTTTATCACAGCCCCCTTCGTTGAAAGACCCGATTTTAAGGTCAACACACACGTCTTTGAAAGCGAATCAGCTGTGAGTGAAAACTCGGACGCTTACTTCTATCGTGAGAGTTAAAATCACTTAACACTTGAGTTGTTGAAAACTTTCATGCCCTGGTGTTTAAAGCGCTCATGAACACAGTAATACTTTCAGGACGCGTTGGTGCAGACTCAGAGCTTAAAACCACAAGAAATGGAAAGCCTTACACACAATTCTCGGTGGCCGTAAATCGGAAATCACCCACTGGAGACGTGAGCGCTAGCTGGTTTGATGTCACATGGTTTTCAGATCATGCGCGCATTCTATCTAAAGGCGACTACGTAGTGGTGTATGGCTCCCTCACTCAAGAGACATGGACTGACAAAAGCGGTCAAAAGCGGTACGCGGTTAAAGTCATTGCAAATCAAGTGGTCGTAGCTGGTAAAACACTTGCAAGTGATGCGCCTCCGCAATCGTCTTTTGAGGACGATGTCTCATGGTAGGCGTTGAGCTTTACGCCAGATATATACTTATGGCCTCGTTCGCCATTGGTTGCGGTGTGTTCTTGTCTCTTCTCTTGGTTGAGATTTGTGTGACCTATTACAAGTCTAAGAAGCAAAAGCGAATATTGTCAGATGCTTGGGAGAGGTGGGCGAAAAAATGAAAGCATACCGAAACGGAATTACTAAGACTCAGTTCGTAGCTGAGCTTAAGAAGCACCAAAAGGCAGATCGGTTTCTTCAAGGTACCTATTGGAATAATGAGGCAAATCGCGGATGTGCTGTGGGGTGCGGCATTAAGTCGATCAATGAATTAAAGCAAAAAAGATTTGGAGCCAATAACCACGAAGCGCTTTCTGAATCACTCGGATGGCCTCTTTGGCTCGTGAGACTAGAAGACCGAATATTTGAAAATGTGTCGGTCAAACGATCAAAAACCTGGCCCGTTGAGGTTGCAGGCGCTATAAAGTCAGGCGCTAATTTAGATCAGGCACTCAACCCTATTCTGATAGAGATTCTAAAGGTTGCAGCGACGGCGGTTGAAGGAAAAGAAGACCAATATTCTAAGAAATCCTTGAGTGCAATAAAACAAGTTATCAAAGGTTTGTCTGGTAAAGGATCGTTAGACAGAGCTTCTGCTGCTGCTGCTGCTGCTGCTCGTGCTGCTGCTTATGCTGCTGCTTATGCTGATGTTCGTGCTGCTGCTGATGCTGCTCGTGCTGCTGCTTATGCTGCTGCTTATGCTGATGTTCGTGCTGCTGCTGATGCTGCTCGTGCTGCTGCTTATGCTGCTGCTTATGCTGCTGCTTGTGCTTCTTTTTCTTTTAACACCCCTGATGCTTACTCCCACGCAATGGAAACAATCGCCGACAAGGTGCTTGAGGTGTTGAGGAGCACGAAATGAAAAACGAAATTGTAATCGGTGGCGTGAAATACGTGAGAGCGGATTCTGTGGAAAAAACATTAGGCGTGAATTGGTCCTATGGCGTGAATAGGTCCAATGGCGTGAATGGGTCCTATGGCGTGAATAGGTCCGATGGCGTGAATGGGTCCGATGGCGTGAATTGGTCCGATGGCGTGAATAGGTCCAATGGCGTGAATGGGTCCTATGGCGTGAATGGGTCCAATGGCGTGAATTGGTCCCATGGCGTGAATGGGTCCTATGGCGTGAATTGGTCCTATGGCGTGAACAAATCAGCTGGTGTCAATCGTTCGGTTTTTGTCAGCAATCAAAGGGCACAAAGCCTGCTCTTTAACAAACCAGTCGATGAGTCACGCGTATCTGACGTCATGGAAAGCTTGCTTCAGCGTTTATGCGGCTGGCGTCCGAAATATAACGACATTCACAAGCTTTATCTCGCCAATGGTTCTGACTGGAAATTGACTCCAATATCAGAGGCGAAAGAGCTGTCAAAAGAAGAAGCGTGGGCCGATATGCCAAAAGAGGCAATTGACTATCTGAAATCAATTCCCGAATTCGATGCCCAAGTGTTTTTTGAGGTTACAGGTTTAAAAGTTTAGATAGTCCGGGGGGACAATGACGATAGTTCAGTTCGCTTTGTTTATGTGTGGGCTTTCTAAAAACGGTGTGTGGTTAAACGCGACACCGAATCAAAAGATTCAATGCTACGAGAGGGTTATGGAATGTTTTGAGGACTACGGTCACGGCACCGTCGGGGTCGAGGTTTGTTATAGGTACGCGTTGAAACTGAGAGGAGTTTTGAGGTGAGCATTCACTTGGGCAATAAGCTTAGAAGACTAAGAGTAGAGAATGAGATAACAATAAGAGATCTCTCAAGGAAAATTGGATTAACTGAAGCCGCAATATCTCAAATAGAAAATAACAAAAGAACGCCAAGTATTTCCTCAATCATAAAGATTGCTGATTTTTTTGTGGTGTCGATTGACTATTTGGTAAGTAAAAGAGCGTCTTTGATTTTTTCCGATTATTTTCATGACAAAGAGTTTGCTTTTATTTTTTCAGTTTACGCACAAATGACAAAAAAACAGAAAGAAGAGCTTAAGAGGTATCTTCTTTTTATTCGCTCAAGCGACAAAATTAATCTGAATTGCCATGATAGAGAGGAGTGTTCACGTGAGTAAATATTTAGTTAGTGATCCGCATTCTAATATCACGAAAGAGTTTGACACCCCGGAGGATGCCCTGGCCTTCGCAAACGAACTCATAAAACACCAATTGGATTCAGGTGGCTGGGGCGAAGAGGTAGAGGATATCGCGATATCAAAGATCATATATCGAGCTGAAGCCTCTAAGGTTGTGGAGAAAAAAGATTTTACAATCTGGGACGACTCCACAGGCCGTTGGAGTAATTCTGAAGGCGAACTATGGCCTGAGGTTGACGATGGAATTGATTTATATGTGGAATACACAATGAAGGAGTGTTGAGGTGAGTAAAACAATACCGTTTTTGTGGATCAAGTCCGATAAATATAAGGACTATCGCTCAAATCCTTCGAGGGTTATCTCGATTGATGAAAGCGGCTACTCCGTGGTCGAATGCGATCTACGATGGAATGAATCGGGTGCGACACTTGCCCCTGGAACTTGGGAGTACGACCTAGAAGCGATAAGAGCCGAAATAGTGAAAACGATGACGGCCACTGAATGCCTCAATCGGTTAAAGGAGATTTTATGAAGACATACTTAGGCGCTTCGATTTACTGCGAGTACGATCACGGGTATTTCAAAGTTTATATTGATAACGGTCTCGGTAAGCAGTCTGAGATATTTTTTGGGTTCCGTGAGATTGATGCATTAAATGCTTTTGCCGCACACTGCCTTCAGCAAGAGCGTGATGTAGAGGAACAATGAGAGCAGAGAGCGAAGTCATTTGTTATCGCTTTCGATGCTTCCGTGGATCGCTTGCATCACAATACCTCAAGTGATTCAAACACCATCCCTTCCCACGACGGCGATACTTCCGATCAGGGAGACTAAGCCAGTGCTCAATCGGTAACTTTTTCTTTACAAGCCGATAGTACCAAGTTGCTGGCTCGTAGCCAAAAATCTCAGAGAGTTCGTTTAAGGTGTAAAGGTCGCCGTTGTATTCGAACCTCAAGGCGCCTGAGCCACGTTTGCGAGGCATTAGAATAGCTCCAATTGAAGCATATGTTCGGTTCCTTTGTTTTAGTCCAGTTCCGATAAGCCTCGGCGAGCCTCTAGTCGGAGCATTTTTTCATATTCTAACTGCAATTTAAGAAGATTAGTAATCTTGTCTGCTGCGTTGCAGGCGGCATTCACGGTTGATGGATTGCAGTCTTTTTTTGTAACTTCGGTCATCATTGCTTCTAAGTTTGTAACAACGGTTTTTACTGAAAATCTTTCAGCGTCTTTTTTTGTGATCTCGGTCATACTCTCTCCTTATTTTATTTAGACGATTTTTGATCGTTTGCCTGTTTTTGGTGCCGTGAATCCACGCTTGAAAAAGCGCCATGGCTCTTATAGTTGATTTTAACGAATCATTCTCAATCAAGTCTTTAAGCTCATTTAAGTCAACCCACAAAACAATCTTAGGGTGAAAGCCTGTTTTGTTTTTTTTATTGCCGCCACTGCGGGCTCTGGTCTCTATTGCTCTTTTTTTGATTTTTTCAATATGAAACCAAGACGCGGGAATGCCGTTTATGTATACAGAACTACATTTTAGTCTAGCGAGCGCTTCTTTCACTGAATGGTATGATCCGCGTTTTAGTCTTTTTGCGATATATTCTCGCGGTACAATTCCTGCGTTTCTTATTAAAAACAGAGTTTCTTTTAGTGCCCAGGCGTCTTTTCGGCGAAAATCTTTGCGTTTAAACTCTAGTCCTCTTTTCCTTGCTAGGTATGTGTAGGTTTTAATTCTTACAATCGGCACCTTGTATTTCTTTGCGCACTCACTGTAACTGTGGTCTGCGTAATACCGCATAAATTCAGACAAAAATTTATCCGAATATTTCTGGTTGAAGTGTGCTTTTTTCATATCTCAAACCAGTTGTCGAACTTTAGCCACAAGATTTTTTCTTTAATTTTTTTGTTCTTTGCTTTTATTTGTTGCAGCTTTTGTTGCTTACAAAAAAAGGAGTATTTTCCTTGAGTTGCTTCGTTTACTATTTGAGTAATTCTACACTCGGAGATTGACAGAGCCTTGCTTATAGATCTTCTTGAAACCCCAACCATCAAAGCTTTTAATATAGCTTCTTTAATCTCTCTATTTCGTCCTCTAATCTGCAAATATGATCTATCACACAATTCACCATATCCATTACTTCCTGATTCCTCTGAAGCATGCTCTCCAATTGACTCAATGAGGTTACCCCACGAGAGAGGATTTTTGACATTTCTTCGTTCGACTGATGAAGCAGTCCGCGTGTCTCCGAAAGTGTGCCGTAAATAGTCGATATACCACCAGTTAAGGTTAATAAGCTTTCTTTCCGGAAGCCTCTCAATGATCCACCCTGCAAAATCATAAGCAATCGATTCGTCTGTCCGGGATTGTTTTTGTTTTTTTCCATATTTTAAAGCAACGTTGTATAGTTCAACTGCCCAAATTTCGTCTTCAAGCTTTACTGTTTTAGACATGGGTTAACCCTTAGTTTCCGACAATCAGGCATGAGGTCCCGCCTCGCTTGCCCCTCGATCTGAGCACCATGAGCACGCCCAGACAAGTTATCCACACTCGAGTGTTGATATGTGGAACAACCCATGAGCATCGTGAACATTAAGAAAAATGTCGCTCCAATGAAATAAATAGCAACAGCCGCTAAAGCGTAGTCGATCAAAACATCAAACAATACGCGCAGTCGATTCTTAAAGTTTCTTGATGATTGCATAACAAAATTAAGATAATCACACTTTATGAATATTACATTACAAAAAACGTTGGCGACTGAACTTAAAACTTTGAAATCTCGTGCTGTAGCAATTGAAGCGTTGCTCAAAACTTTTGAGAGCGATGCACCAAAGGTAAAGACGACACGTGCTCCTTCAGAAAAAAGACGTGGAAGACCTAAAAAAGTTGTGGCAGGTACTGAAACTAAATTGGCGTAAAATTACCGTTTCCTCGGTACGCTAAAATACAGGCCCCCTGGCGGCAATGGTGCTTTCAGGGGGATTTTCTCTGTGTCAAAATACAAAGCCAAAAAAGTTGAAATCGATGGAAAACGCTTTGATAGCGCGTTTGAGGGAAGCGTGTATTTGCTTCTTAAATCCATCGAAGGACTTAAGATTCATTCCCGACAAGACAAGGTCTATCTCTCCAAAGCAAACATTCTCTACAAGCCTGACTTCACGTGCCAATTTAATGACACGTTTTTCTTTGTCGAAGCCAAAGGCATGGTAACTCCTGTGTGGGGTATCAAAAAGCGGCTTTACAAAGCGTATGGGTATGACCCACTTGTGATCATCACAGCGCGTAAGGTTGAAGTGATAATCCCTGACAATTGCGCTTGCGATGAGTCTAGGCTTCCCACACAATTGCTTCATGGGCGCGTATCCTCAAAGTCTAGCATTTCTAAAGCGCGTGGATCTAAGCTTGGTGAAGCGCGTAGCAGACTCAGAACAAGTGGACGCAAGCCTTCTCTTGTCCGTCGTAGGCGTTGAGAGCGCTGGCAAAGCCTTTGCGGTTAGATATGAGCCGCACTACCGATGGACGCTTAAGCCCTACATGTTCGCAGCTCAAAACAACATCACGGAAGAGACTGAGCTTTTATGCCAAAAGACCTCATGGGGTTTGTGCCAGGTCATGGGTGCGGTCGCTCGAGAGCATGGCCATAATGGGCTACTCACAGAGCTTGTGGTCGCTGAAACGGGACTCAAGTTTGGTGCGATTCATTTGAGACGTAGGTGTCTAAAGCACCCATCCCTTGGAGACGTATTTGCTACCTACAACGCGGGGTCTCCACGTAAGCAAGCGGGTAAGTATTTCCCCGCAAGCACTCACGCGTACGTTTCAAAAGCAATGCATCTCTATGATGTTATTACGAAATTAAAGGTCATTTGAATTAAGGTCAAAGCTTTGATCCTATAAAAAAAGTAGCGATGAGGGGAGTCGAACCCCCAACCTTCTCGTGCCCGTCCATGGTCTAGTCGAGACGCTCTACCCTTGAGCTACACCGCTATCCAAGTAAACCTTTGTCCTCATCCTCAGGATCTTTACGTTTCTCTTTTCGCTTCAAAAGCGTTTCATGTAAGCGTTTCCGTACAGACCCCTCATCATAAAAATCTTTCAAGTTTCCATTCTCTGGCGTGATTTCTGTCATTGTCGCCTCATTCTTTCCATGATTAGACCCGCAGCTGGAGCGCTTCTTTCAAGCGCCTTACCGCCCGCCTCAATGAGCCCACGCCCTGGTACCTTGCCCAAAGCTTGCCCCGCTTTTTGAGCACCTCGTGCAAGCAAAGGATTTCCATACAAGCGCCCCGCCTTGTTAATGCCTCCGGCAAGTGAGCCCACAAGTGCACCCTTTAATCCACGCTCCAAAGCTTCCTCAGGGTTGTCAGCGGTCGCAGCTCCAATTGCACCCCCAACAGCACCGCCTCCTGCACCTGCAATCGTGTCGGTTAAGCTCACAAACCTGTTGCCACTCTCACGCATGATTCTCTCACGCGCATTTCTCTGAGCTTCCGACATAATCCCGTACAAGCGGTTTTGAGTCTTAAGTTCTTGCAACAACTCACCCTTACCGCCCATGGCTTTATCAAAGGCGTCCACACGCGCTTGGATTTTATCCGACAAAAAGTCTCGAACCTTTTTGGTGTATTGCTTAGATAGCGGCTCATCTGCAATGTCTTTGTTGTATTTGATCAGATCATCAAGGCCTGACTTAAACTCTTGCATTTCTTTGATGCCAGTGATGTCGCCGTTTGCACGCAAGTCATCGAGTAACCCCTCAACGTGTGCCAAAACCTTTTTGCCTGAAGGCTTTCCTTTAAGCTCATCCCCAAACTTCACAAGCATCTCGTCTGCAAACTCGGTCGGGTTTAGGTTTGTTTCACGAATAAGCTTTTGTGCGTCTGGCTTAAGTTTAAAGAACGTCTTTGGATCTGAAAGCTCTTCAGAGACGCGGTTATACACCTCTCCAATGCGCTCTCCAGCTTGACGCCGAACTGCATCCGCACCCTCTGCAATGTCTTCAAACGTTGCTCCGGGCTTTACAATGCCTCGGTCCATAAGCTCACGGCCCACGTCATCAATAAAGTCATCACCTCTAGCCATGGCGCGCTTCACGTCCTTCATGACGGGACCTGTGGCCTTAAACGCTTTTTTGTAACCGTATTTCTCAAGTGTCTTTGGAATTTTAGAGAATGACTGAAGCCCTTTGCCCGCAAGCTCAGCACCCTTTGCAAATCCTCCACCCATAGCGGCTGAGAGTAGGCCCGATTGAACACGATCTCCTAAATCACCCTCCTGCTTTTCGAGTGCACCTTGCACGCCTGAGGTGAGAGCCGCCTGTCCAACCGTTCCAAGCTTTGCGGCAGCGGGAATTGCTTTACCGGCTAAGGCCATCGTGCCTGAAGCTGCTGGAACCGCACCTGCAACCGTTCCAAGTAATCCACCTGCGCCATATGCAACAGGTGCCTCTTCGGCAAGTCTCTCCTCACGCGCTTCAAAGCCTTTAACCCTTTCGCCAAATGTTGGTTTCGGTGCGCCTTGAACCTTAAACCCTTGAGCCTCTAACTCTTGTACGTCTTTAGGTTTTGGAGTCAAAAACTCTGTTACAGCCTCTCCGGCCGCTTGCAGTTCAGGGCCGTAGCCAAACGCGGCCTTTGATCCTAAACCTTGCACAAAGCTTTCCGCTTGCTTTAAAAATCCAGGACCTTTTTCCTCCTTGGGAAGCGCAAACTTTTCCCAAGGGCCTGACCCGCCTGCTTTGTACTTTTCCCAAGGTGCTTTCATTATTTCACCTTCTTCCAATTTCGTTTGTCTGAAGGGTCTCCACCCAAGAACTGATAACCGTCTTCCTCAACTCCAGGCTCAGGTGTTCCAGGTGCCGCAACAGCGCTTGGTGTGGATCCCTCTTGAGCCAAAAGCCCACGAAGAGAATCGCCATAACCTAAGCGGTCGGGCTCAAACCCAATCGCGGCCAAGTCTTGTGGTTGATAGCCAAGAGCCGTAAGTTTTGATTCAATAAATCGCCTTGAGGTGTCGAGCTTTTGCGCTGCTACGTCTTCTGTGTCTCCAGGGCGTGGAAGCATGGCCATGAAGCGCTTTTCCTCGTCTTTGTTGATAGCTCCACCCGACTGTAAGCGTCCGACCACTTCGGCAATCGTGGTTGCTTGAACCGTCAAAGGAGTGTCAGACACAAATGAACCCAAAAGCGGCGTGTCTCTTGTAATCCGCTCAGGACGCATGCCGCCTTTAAAGAGGTCTTCATAATTCTTAAGCCCCTCAAGCGCTGACGCCACCATCCCAATTTGTTTTTTAACCTCTCCACCCTCTTTTCGAAGTCGGTATCTTGGGTCTTCCTCGCGCGCAAGCTTAGCGGCTTCAAGCTCCGCACGTCTCGCATACGGGTCTTTGTAGGTGGGGTCTCGTTCAATATCAAAGCCCTCATCACCCTCTTTCACAATGATGCCACGAGAGAGAAGGCCACCTTTTTGAAGCGCCTCGTTTAAAGTGCGCTGCCTTTTCGCTTCGGTGCTCTCTGCAAGCTGACCACTCTCATCCTCAATTAAGCCCGCTTGACGCATTCGGATTTGTCGGTCCTTTGCGCGCTCAGCTTCGAGTTTGTTTTGTTGGCGTGCGGCAAGTAAGTTTCCAATACCCCCAGCTATGCCGGAAGCTAGGCCCTCAGATAATTCACCCCTGTTGGCTCCATAATCCATTCCAATACGTCTCATCTACCCCTCCCAAAAAATTTCATCACGCACCCATGCGGTTTGGATCAATTTCCGGACCGCCCGCTGTGTTAATGGGCGGCTCTTCAGGCAAAAACGAATCTCCTAAAGCTTTTCCTGCCTGTGCTCCAGCTCCAGGTGCTCCTAAGAAAGTTCCCGCAATTGCACCCGCCGCTTGACCCGCAATGCCTAAGATCGATCCAATGACCGCGTTTCGAGCGGCTCTTTTTTGTTGCCGCTCCATGCGTTTTCTCTCAATGCGGCCAATCTCTACGTCAGCTCTTGCTTGAGAGTATGCTTGCTCGCGCCCCACATCCCCCATGCGCTCACGTGATTGTCTTAAGCCTTCCTCTTCACGAATATCACCAATGCCACGCTCAACGTTCCTCATGGCACGTCTCGAGAGCGCCTCGCTATAAAGCCCTGGCCCCAAGCCCGTTTGAAAGCCCTGAACGTTTTGAAGCGCACCTTCCGCAAGATTCCCGCCCATTTGAGCTGCGTCCATTACAGGTTGAGAGCGCTCCTCTTCAGACAATTGAGAGCGACCCTCAATCCCTTCCATCAAGTTTGACGTGGCCTTGGAGAGTCCAGCCGTTTGATACTCAGGTGCTTTTTTGCCGTAGCCAAATCCTACAGCGCCCTGCACTTTTTTGAACGCATCTTTAAACGACATTTAACCTCCCATGCCTCCACCCATAATCCCGCCAATTGCTTTTCCAAGCTTTGGTGCAAATCGTCCCAAGAACCCTCGGCTTGATTTGTGTTGCTGCAATTGTCGATTATACAACTCATCTAGTAGGTCTTGTGAATAACTTTGAGCTTGCATGCCTTGTTGTACAGCTTGGTCTTCCATTCCACGTGCGGTTTGGTCAAGATTTTGAGCGTATCCAGCAAGCCTTTGGGCTGCAGCTCCTCCTGCCTGTGCTGCAACATCTGCTTGACCCGCCTGAGACAGGCCTGAATACAAAAGGCCGCGAGAGGATGCTCCACGCCTAACGTCCTGCATGCCTCCTCGAATATCAGAGCCCGCTTGTGCAGCTTCCAAGTCCCCACGCCTTTGCATGCGGCCACCAATGGATTCGCGAAACCCCTGAGCTTGCTCTGCCGCTTTTTGAGCCGCCGACTCCTGCTCTTGTTGCGCTTTTTTAATGGCAGCGTCCTCAGAGCGATTAAGCTTCTCTTGACCCTTCTTTGCACGACGTCTCTTAATTGCTTTTGCTAGTAGCGCTCCACCTAAAATCATAAATCCCCCCTCACGCCAAAATCACAACCGTTGCAGTGCCAGACGCATCTGACCTTAAGTTTATCACTTGCCTTGTTGGTGTCCCTGATCCCGCATAGATCGACATCGCAACACTTGCCCTAATCAAAAAGTATCCAGACGGCACAGTCCCAAGCCCGTGTTGAATCTCTAAATCTGTGTTTGCCACAAACGTCACGTCAATGATTCTAGCCCTAAAGTTGTCCGATAACGTCAATGAATTGACTACAGTCTTTAGGTTATCAAGCGCGTTTTGAATCCACTTCTTTGCAACCGAATACTCCGCTTGCTCTGTAATGTTTGGGACGTCTGCCTTCATTACACAGCCCTCTGGAATCTGTACTCAATCGTGTAGCCGTAAAACAAAAATGGGTTTGTGCTACTCGCTTGCTTCGTTGTGACTTGATAGCTCTTTGCTGGAATCCCAAAGTCGATACGCGTTTGAAACGTCGCCTGAAAGATCGTGCGATTAATTACAATTGTCGAACTATCGTAATTTGACCTCATGTCAAGATCAATGCTCTGAGTGGCAGCGATAGGCTCAACGTTTGTGTAATGCCTTCTAAAGAGCTTTTCTACACTCTGTCCGAGAGGCGCAAACCAAGGGCTTTCAACAACACACGTAATCGCACGCCCGTTGTCGGCCATGAAGCTTGAGGACCACACGTCAAATGAGCCTGTGTATCCTCCGCTAAAAACCCTGATTTTATCCTGATTTTGCCTTGCTCTAAACAAGGTCGAAGCATCCACGCCGTCGTAAGTGGTCCAAGCGCCCACAAAGTAGTCGTAGGCCAAAATCAAGTTATTGATGGTTGCGCCATCCACAGGAATCGCAAACCACACTTCATTAATGTCTTTGTAGTGCACGGCAGTTGCCTTGTCTCGTGCCGCATTGATGTTCATGCGCTGGAATATAGGCTCAATGGGCTCAGACACAAGCTGCACACCCGCGCCATCCCACTCTACGATTCCCTCTACATCTAACCACCAAAGCCTGTTTTCGAACGTGACAATCGCTTGGTTTGAGAGTGCGCCACAATCCGCAGACCTTTGTCTCAAAAAGAAGTTTGCAGGATCTTGTCCAGATAACTCATGAAATGAGCGCTCCTTAAACAAAAACAAAGAATCTCGAAATGCCTTGGCACCCCTAAGCACATCGCCGTCTTCAGTCCTCACTTCAAAGAAATACTCAGGCTGCACGTTTTCCGCTTGCCCAATCTCTGAGAAGTACACAATTGAGGTCGCACTCAGCATGAAAAGCTGGTTGTTGTAAATCTCAAGATACTTAGGCGTGATGCACGTAAATCCACTTGGAGCGGCTGGGAAAAACACGCCGCTGTTAAAATTAATGCGTGCCGAGTGAATTATTCCATTCACATAAGATGCAGCTGCCGACTGAGTTGTGTTTGTATAATAAGCGCCATCTAATATTAAAGACGCAAAGGCATTAAAAACACCAACAGCCAAGGCGTCTGTGTTGCTTACCCCAGACCTATAAAACACAAACTGCCTTACGTCGCCAATGGACGTGACATTAGTAAAACCAACAAACTCAAAGCTCCCAAATGTTGCGGTGTTTACGGTAAACTCTTGATTTTGTATGAGAAAAAACACAGACCCATCTGGTTTTGTTGCGGCTATTCGAAACACGTAGTTTCCATTAGCAAGACTTCCTCCGCCGACTGTACTGAGTGAAAGCCCCACCGAAAAAGAATATCCAGGATTACAAAGCCCCCAGTAATTAATGGTCGCACCAAAAAACGTTTGGCCACCGCCACCCGTCGTAAACCCAGTGAGTCTGAACTGAAACCCAAAAAAGCCTTGCCCGTTTGCAGACCAAAGCTGACCGTTTAAGGGAGCAAAGTCATAATAAGACGTTTGTCCGTTTGATAGAATAATGCTCAAGCCTTGGTTTGAACTATCGACCGATCGAAAGACGCCACTCGTTCCAAACACCAAGAACTGACTTGAACCAGTCTCCCATTCGTATGCTGAACCAATAGGACCCAACAAAGAGTTACCCGCGTAAAAGGTTGTGCCCTCGCGCTTTTGAAGTGCTCCAGGTCGCTGGAAGTTTACGTTCTTTAAATCCCGAAACTCCATTGGACCATTCACGTACACAGACGCCTTGGCATTAATGCCTTTGATCATCGCGTACTGTTCGGACTTCATTTTCTCGTAGGCCATCAGTAGTAATAACCTCCGCTGTCGCCGTAGTCTTCAGTTACAACCACCTCACGCGGACCATCTTGATGGCGCTCAATTGAGTCTCGATCGACCTCGTCCTCATACTGCTTCATTTTCTTAAGCAGTATCTCACTCATTCGACCGTCTTTTAGAAATCCATCCTCACACGCGTAAAGCGCAATAAGCTCATGGTATTGAAGAGGAGCATCGGGCTCATCAATGTCCTCATCCATTGGGCTTACCTTGTAAGTGTAATAAAGCCTGATTTTGTAGGAGTTTGAATCAGAGGCAGGATAAACTTGGATTCGGTTTTTCCTAATCGTGTAGCGCGCTGGTGGGCCTAAAAGTGTAGAGAGCAAATCCTGTTGGTTCAATGTCACAAACGTCAGTGGACGCCTTTGCTCTTGGGTCGTGGCATAACCTGATATAATAAGCTCAAGCCTTTGGATCTTTCGAAAGTCATCAGGGAGCACATACTCACGCTGACCTCGAACAGTGTCCGTTACCACACACTTTGTGTAATACCTTTCGCCTGAGCCTATGAGCTTGCGCTGTAATCTCTCAAGACCGTTATTCAACCAAAGGTTGACCTGAGTCTCAGAGAAATATCCGAAACTCAAGTCATCCAACCAGTAACTTACTAACGCTTTAAGCTCTCCACGGGTCATCCTTGACCTCCTATATTAAAAACACTCTTCAATATTGGCAGGAATCTCTACAGACCAGGTTGTTGTGATGTTTTCACATCCTGGTCCCCATATGCCCGCACAAGGCCAAATGAAGCCAAAGGTCAAAAGACCCAAACCCTCGACCGTATTGTTTCCGACAAACCCCTCATCAAGAAGCGCTTGCCCGTTTACCGTCACATCGAAATTCATGCAGCTCCTTTGCTTTCCCTAGCCATTCCTCGGCTACGCGTTCCCAAGAGTGATGCTCAAGATCCATCTTAACACGTGCATAGGCCTTTTCTCGAATGCGAGCCTCAACAATGTCAGCCCAAGGACCCACATCTTTTTCCTCCTCAGCATCCAAGGTCAAAAGATCCGCACACCCAGCGTCAACAAAGGGCTTGAGCGTGTCTTGTAAACCCGCTGTAGCCTTTGCGATTGGATAGACTTTGCTTGCAAGCATCTCTAACGCCGTGATGCAGAATGTCTCAAGGAAGCGCGTTGGATAGAGCCAGTATTGCTTTGTTGCTAAAGCTTCCCTCAGTACCGATTGCTTCACCCCACCGTGATACTTCACCCAAGGTCTAGCCCGCATCATGTCCATCAAGCGCTGAGCCTGTGCTTGCCTTCCATACGCTCCAAAGTGCTCAAGACCATAAAACACATCAAGTGTTGCATTTATGCCACGCTTCCTCACCTCATCAAGCACAAGCATCGTAAACTCAAGTCCACGGTCAGGGCTTGAAGACCATACAAAGCTATGCTCCTCTTTTTTATCCAAGTCAGGCTCTGGAAAGAATTGAGACAAGATCCCATTTCTTGTAACCCACACCTTGTCATCTGGAATTGCCACCTGAGACTGAATGAACTTCTTTTGCCATCCAGATAAGACCGCAATCACATCATAAGTCTCAGTCTGCTCCATGCCCTGAATCAAGATGTCATGACTCCAAGCAATGGTAGGCGCGTCCGTGATCTTGTTGTTGTGCCTCCACGCAATATGAAGGTATGGCTTGTTTGTGGCCATGTAATCCGCTGTGACTTGAGCCGGAGCGTACACAACCCCGTCTTCCGCAACCTTTTGAGCTTTAACATTCCCAAACACAATGACTTGTCTGTGGGGTTCCTTTTTCTTAATCCAATGCGCAAGCCAAATAGCAGCGGTTTCGCTTCCACCTGTGAGCTTCTGGAAGTAAGAATCATAATCCCAATCATGCCAGCCCATGCCAGGCACACACGTGATCACGATGTCATCACACTCTTTTGCGGTCTTGTAAGCCGTCTGCAAATACTCAATGCGTGACAATTCTTGTTCTATTTGAGGAGACTGCATTGCAAAGTCTTGTTTACCTTGCTCAAGATAGGCTCTCGCTCTCGCGAAATCTCCAAGTGTCATGTAGATCTGAATAAGCTTTTCAGTCGGATAAGGACCGTACACTAAAGGATTTGAGAATATCGCGCTCATGTGCTGTTGCTGTGGCATGACACACATTCGAGCTGCTTCATAAAACGGTATCGCATCATGGAAGCGATTCTGAGACGCGTAGGCATCTCCAATCATCACATGAAACTCAGCCCTGGTCGGTGCAAGCTGCAATCCCATATGAGCGACGTCAATCGCCCGTGCGGGTTGATTACTCATTGCATAGGCCTGAGCCATGAATTGAAGCGCCATCGTTCTATCGTGGCCCTCAAGGCGTCTGTCAGCAGAGGCAAGCTTAAGCTCTTGAATGGCGTCTACATGCTTGCCATTCTCAAAAAGCTCTTTTCCGTAGTAGTAGCGCATGCGTGCGTCAAGCTTTTCGCCAGACTTAACCTTGTCCTCAATGATGGAAAGGTTTCGACTTCTATCTCCTGCTAAATCAGCTTCGGTGCGCTTGTGTACGATTTGCCAAGCAGGACTAAATTGAACAATCGGCGCTTTTGTGAGCCCCGGCTTTGCTACAATTCCTTCGTGGATAAAATACTTCCACTGAAAACGTCCATCGTTCTTAATGATGCGCTCTCTCGTAAACACACACGTTGGTTGACCTTGTGCGTTTGTGGCATACCAGTAATTTGCAAGCCACATGTCCGCTTCACTTAGCATCTCATCCCTAAACGCAATAAAGCGCTCACGGCTTGATAGCACGTCATCGCCATCCATCCACATGATGTAATCAGTCTTTGGGTGAGAGAACGCAAAGTTACGTGCTTTTGCAAAGTCATCACACCACTCGAAGTGATGGACGATACAGCCTAAGGGTTCAGCCACCTGAACCGTGTCATCCTCTGAACCTGTGTCTGTAATGTGAATCTCGTCAAAACATCCTTCAATTGACTTCAATAACTCAGGCAAATGATGTGCTTCATTACGCACAATCATTGCCAAAGCGATGGACGGGCGCTTTTGCATGTGATGCTTACTCCTTGGCGACACTTGTTTGAGTGTTTGTCAGAGTCTTTTCACGTATCAGCTCAGTGCCGCCTCTCGCATAGATACTCCAAAGACCTGAGTTTTTATTGAAGCTAGCATCACCTTCTTGGAATTCAAGGTTACGTTTTGCAAACCCCATAAGAGTTGTGGGGTCTACAGCCGTGTCACCAAAGGAATCAGTCACAACACCGACGCGTTGATCGGTTACTTGCAGTGGGTCAAGAACACCTACGATGTAACGGTCAGAGTCTGCAAGCCCCGCTCCACCATCCATTTGCCACAAGATGCTTTGTGTGGGCCCGTACTCAAATCGGTAAAGACCTGAGCCTGCTGGCGTCTCTGTAATTCCAGGTGCTGTAATCGCACTCACACCATTGATTGCAAAGATCGTGAGCGTAGGCGTAAGCCCCGTGTTGTCCGCTGGGTTTCCACTTCCAAAGCGTGCGTAATAAAATTTACTCATTTCTTGTGTCTCCTAAAAATCTAACTTGAAACCGGCTATATAAATCGGGTTGAGTTGCAGCCGCGGGTTGAATGCTTGCTGAAATTCCTGTTCGAGCGACCCCGATTCTTTCACCAGCCTTTAAAAATACATTTGCATGATGCCCCGTAACAACGCCCGCGGCAGCACGAGAGCCAACCCCAAACCACAAGCTTGCACCAAGTCCTTGTGAGCTTCCGTTGCCTGCCGCAATCTTTGTAAATATAGACTCCCATGTTGGAGATGCCGCCCCGGTGTCCCAATCTACAACCGAATAAAACCCGGTTCGGCGCGCAATAATCTCAATCGAGTTATTTCCAGCATTGGTGTATCCAAAAACGTGTGGGCAAGTGTAAGTTTCAAGCGTAGTCCAGCCAAACAAGGCATTTACAGGTGCCGTTGCTCTGCCCCAAAAACTAATCCACCACTCAGGGTAAACAGCTACTTTAGGCGCTTCGGTCAATCCCTTAACAGGCTGTTGGCTTGGGATAAACTTAAGCTCATCAAAGGTTCGGTAAAATTCAAGAGAGGAAACAAGGTTTGACGCCCCCGCTCCGTAGTCAAGCCGGTGATATCCTTCACTCAACAAGGTGCTTGCAACACCTCCAGGAAGAATGGTTGCAAAAGATGCACCATCTACAAACGGCACACGAGAAAAAGCTGTTTCACCCGTGCCACTAAATCGATTACCCCAAAAAGTTGTAACAATCGTGCTTGATCCCTTACCGAAAAAGGCATTTCCACCAATTGGGTTATCTCCAACCCCAAACACGTTAGGAACTTGTGCCGCCGCTAAGCGCTGATGCACGCCCATGTGAAGTCTGTTGACGGTTGCGGTCGTTCCAAGCTCTCTAAATGGAGCAAGGGTATCAATGTACGCAATTGGAGCTGTGATCCCATTGCTCCAGCCTTGCTCATACATAGAGATTTCACCAAAAGGGCCCTCTCCATAAAGCCTGATAATGTTCCACTGAAACGGTAGGTTTTTAACTACAACAGTCTTTTCACCCACAAACAAAGCGTCGTTACAAAGAATTCCGTTTACTTCAATGTTTGCAGAAAACCCCGGTGCTGATGATTGGTTTTGAGACCTGCTAAGCGCAAGCGCTTGGAATCGTCCTTCAACTTGAATAAACGCAGACGCGCCACCTCTTAATCGGATTTTGTTTCCGGTTAGGTCATACGACAAAAACGTGTTGCCGTTTCCGTTTGTAATCAAGTCATTCTCAAGTGCCATGCCCGTAAAAGACACGGCCCATCTCATTTGTGGGTCCCAAAAGTGTTGCTGCACCTGAAGGGTAGGACCAAAGAAGGCACACGTTGCGAATTGCTCGTCTTTACCCCAATTGATTGTGTCCATCCATCGGAGCTGACCTTGATATGCAGACGCAGGGCCAGAAGCTCCCGTTTCCCATAGTCTGTAAACCGTAAAGGTCACACCTGAGTATGGCACGGCATTTCTAAGTGTTACGTCGTCTCCAGCAACCGATACAACAGAGTTATAAAAAGGAGTGGCACCCGCTCCGTTATCAAGAAGCAAACCATCACCGAGCTTAAAGTTTGGTCCGTCTCCAATGTTAAGCGTCAGAACGGTGGCACCCGCTCCAGGCACAGTACCGTTACTCATGAAGCTTGATGCTCCAATTGAGAGGTAAGTAATTCCATTTCCTGCCACATAAAACACAGACCTAAACCCAAAGCTATTTCCAGGGCTAGTAAGTGGTGCCGCAATGGTTGCTCCGGGCACTGCAATTTCTAGTCCGTTTCTATTAAACGAACCCGGATAAAACGCTATCGGATCGCTAAACCCTGTGTGCTCTAGTATTGAGCCATTAATCCCAAATTGTCGCTCAGGTGAGTCTGTTTGTCCTTGAACCGAAAGATTGACGGTGTGAATTCCAAACGCCGCTTGAGACAAACCAAAGTAAGGTAAATACTTTTGAACCTGGTTGTTGTTTAAGTTTGCGGTTCCAATAATTCCAGTGGTTGCAGGAGGGAAAAAACTCTCCCCACCGTCTCTTGTGATTGTAAACTTTGTTGGGTTTCCATTTATGGGTTGATACAAAAACCCAGCGTTTCGACCCACAAACGAAACGTCAGCGCTCCAAAAAGGAAGCGGACTATCGCTGTTTCCTGTAAAATGCTTGTATTGGTTAAAATACCAGGTCTGAGCACCTGGTAAAAGCTGATACAAAAACCCACGACTTGAGGTCACAAACGCCTTAAGCTTGTGTGGGTTTCCATGAAACTCTAGCTCATAGGTGGGTGTCTCGTTTTTCCAGTAAGCAGAATCAATCAAATACGCGTTCTTTACAAATACAGTCTGTGGACCGTATGCGGGCATGGCGTCGTTTGCAAAGAATAGATCGTACGGGTTTGTGTCAGGAGTGCTAGACAACCCTACGTTGTCGTTTGCGGGTATGGCTATGTTGTTAAACGCACGTGCAATGGAAGCGTTTCCTGCCGCACCTGAAGAGCCACCGCCACCCGCACTTGATCTATACAGAAACTCACTCATGACAACCCCTTTGCATCCTGAAAGACAAGGTGCAGGCTTGTAAGGTCATAACTCCTACAAGCCCACACCCCGACTGAATCACTCCATAAAAGGAGAGATTAACCGATGATACCGTTGTGGCTTACGACGTCCTGAAGCTTCTCAAGTACGAAGTTAAGCGCCAAGTCTGCAAGTGCAGTGTTGGCTCCAGAAGACACGATTTCAAGCACGTCTCCAGACCCAAGTTGTTGTGCTTGAGATGCTCCAGCCGATACAACGTTAAGCACTTGAATGCCTGAAGTTCCAAAGCCAGCTGGTGAAAGCGTAGCTAGAATTGCAGTGGTCTCTCCACCCGCAAAGTAGCGTCGCTGAATCGCAAGTCCAGGTGCTCCCGACAAGCCTCGAGCTGCTACAGCTACAGACTTAAGTGCAGCTGGCCATGCAAGTGGCACCACCGCTCGTGTTACTCCAGTTGCAAGCGCACCAATTGAAGCGTGTACAACTACTTTTTTCTCAGTTGCGTCTAACGATCTATTTACAATAGCCATGTTTAACTCCTTAATTCCTTTAGTTTTTCTTTGTTTCTCAAAAGCTCACGATCTTTTAACTCGTGCTCAAGCCTTTGACTTTTGTGTCCTGTTCGAATGCCAAGCTCGTCATCTAACTTGCGGTAAAGTGGTTTCATGTCCGCTGCGTGTGCCATGAATTCGTTATGTCTTTGACGCTTCTTTTCAGCCTCATCCATTTCACGAAGCTTCCTTGCACGCTCAAGCCAATCAGTCGCAAACCTGTTGCGGTCTACGCGTCTTAAAAACTCAAGCACTTGCTCAATGCCTCGCTCAACTGGGGTTCCATCAGCCCTCCAAGTGTCGGTCATCGCACATACAAATCTTGCATCAGCGTGACTTGGGTCAGGCCCGTCATCCTCTTCAATGTCCTTGACCACTCTTGTTTTCCTCCACCACACTTGAGGGATACCCTTAGTGCTGATGCGGACATACAAATCCGAGTCAAAGCGTTTTAAAGATTCTTCCAAAGACCTAACCCAACTCATTAAACCCCCTTACGGACTTACGAAGTTAGTCAATCTAGCAAGAGCAGATGGCTTCTCAGCAAAGATGTTTGCGAAGTACCGAAGTCGTGCCTCGTACCCGTCCACATCGTTCAATGCGATAAGCTCTGCACCACTCTCAGACGCAAATTCAAACTCTGTCAAAACGTAGAGCTTAAATCCGTCCATGCCAATGTGATAGAAATCAAGCGGCATGTCTTTGTCTGCGACAACAGGTTTTCCACCTAGAGCCAAATAAGACTCTTCGTTTCGAGTGAAAGTTCCATCACCTTTGATTCGCTCACCGATGTAACGCTTGTCAGCGACAAGAAGCTTGTCGTACATACGCTCTGCATCGTGGTTAGTCATGGTCATGTCGAGCTTCAATCCACCACGTCGTCGAGCTTGTGAAAGCGCTTGAGTGAGTAGATCCAAACGAAGTGCAACACCTCCAGCGTCTACAACGTTACCTTGGTATTGCCAGTAAGTAGCACGGTCGATGCCGTAAAGAGATGTAGTCAATCCATCAAGAGAAGCACGGAAACCTTGAATCTCTTGGTTGAATGCTCCAGCTCGTACAACTATCGAGTCAGCTGCCACTGTGACGTTTTGGTCAAGCGTTAGAGTCGAGGTTGCAGCAAGTGGAGTAGAGATCGCGGTGATCGTTACTCGTGATGCCTGAACCACGCCCGCAGTTGTTACGATGTCAACTTCCATACCGATATCAAGGAATTTAGCAGCGTCTTCACCTGAAGTTCGCCCTTCAATCGATACCGAGTTAGTTGCAACCGCGTTTGCAGCAACAACAGCCAAGTCTCCTCGACCTGTCCATGTAAGCTGACGGTTTACATCGTTCTTAAGGTCGTTCAGACCCTCTTCCATCTCGTAGCTCAATTGAGACACAAACGCGCCGTCTTGAGTTTGAGATGCTTTCATAAGAGGAGCGGTCAATGCAAAACGAAGGTAGTTAAACCGACAAGGGATTTCCGCTTGTACGGTTGTTTGCTTACCAGTCGCTGGCAATACACCACCGTCTGAAGCCGCACCAATACCTTGGTTTCGGCGTAGTTTAAGTGGTCTAAATACGCTAGTACCCGCCCACTTTTCAGTTCCACGCTGCATGTGTTTCAACACAGGCATGTCATCGTTAAACTGGCTTTTAATTGGTCCTTGATATCGACGCTTCAGGTTGCCTAAGACTTCCTGAGCGATTGTGTTTACTACGTTGCTCATTTTTAGTCCCTCCATTGGACTTTAATTTTTTACTCCTGGCCCCCTAATTGGCTAAGCCATTGGTTTGTAGCCTCTCGAATACTCTTGGGCTCCTTGGGTCTGGCTCCAGGAATGCCACCACCCTTGCCAATATCTCGGCTAGCCTGATTTGCCCGCCTTTGCCCTTGAATCATTTCAGAGCTTTTGGTCTTTGCAAGCTTTTCAATTTGGTCATGCACACCTTTAAAGAGTTGCTCCCATTCCTTATCGGTTAGAGTTTCTTTGTCTGGATGCTTTTCCAAATAAGCGAGTGCCCGAGTATTGACCACTTCATGATCGGCAAGAGGATACTTTGTGGACATCTTTTCAAACGTCACATCGATGCTCTTTTCGATCGCAGTCAATTGCTCTTGTCTTGCCTTTTCCTCCTGAGCTGTAAGCTTTTTCTCTAAGCTAGAGAATCGCTCATAAAACTCAGGGTCCACTCCTTTTGGGAGTGCAGCTTGCTCATCCACTCCAGCTACTTTAAGAAATCTATGGAATTTCTCCGGATAGATTTCTTTGAACTGTTTAATGAGCTGCGGGTTTTTGCGTACTGACTCGATATCAGCGTCTAAGTTGTCGTAAAACCTTTGCTCTTGTTCAAAGGTCTTACGGCTTTCAGCCAACTCTTGTGTCTTACGCGTGTAATCGGACTGTCGAAGGATTGCCCCTTGCAAATCTTTCAGGGTCCATTCTTGTCCGCCAAATCGAAACTTTTCAACGGAGTCAAGATCAAGAAGGTTGTCCTTTGCAGGGTCTTCCGCTTGAGATTCCTCAGTTTCGGGTAACTCTTTTTCAATCTCTTGTGATTCAGTCTCTAACATTACGCTTCCTTTTCCTTAGAGCGATACTGGTCAAGCTTTACTCTTTCCATGAGCGATAGCTTGCCACCTTTTGCCTCTTTTTCCATGAGGTCTTTAATCTCTTCAGGGTCAAGCTCCATATCCATGCTTGGCATTCCAGACACGTCAGTCTCTTCAGACTCTTCCATCTCCATTTCAGGCTTTTCAGACTCTTCCATTTCCATCTCTGGTTTTCCCATGATGATCGTGAGGTCTACCCCTTTGCCTTTTCTTTTTTTTAAAACATCTTTAAGCATTTTATCCTCTTTCGTTTAGTTTACATCAAAGCGTCTTCAGCCATTAAATCAGGTGGCATTTCTTGTGGTATTTCGCCTTCCATTGGAGGCATTGCTCCACCCATTTCAGGAGGTTCAGGGTTTGTGAGCTTAATAAGCTCATCCGCATGCGCTTGCATCAGCTCCTCAACCGCGTTTTTCTGTACGTCTGATAGAGTTTCAAACTTGTCTCCTAAGCGGTACATGTTTAGCTCTTCAATCCACAAAGGATGGTTGTCGTAAGGAGAGACTGAAGGCATTTGGCCTTCCTCAATCATTTTAATTCCGTTACGGATTTGACGCTCATCAAGCTGACGCTTGAGCCAAATATCTCCAACATCTCCAAACTCGATTAGGTTCAAAACCTTTTCTTTGATCTTTGGATCGTTAGGATCACCCAAGAGCCCACGCTCATATGCGTTAAGAATGTCGTTACGCTTTAAGGCTTTAGATCCAGGTGTGGTTGAACCAGGGACTACCATGACATCAGTGTTGCCCTTAAGCATGTCACCTGTAACTTCTTTAGTCATGTACTCGCCAGCCTTGCCAGCCATTTTGAGCTTACGTGGAAGCTTGTAGTTGGATTGCACACACTCAAGGATTAGCTTTCCAACTCGTGCCCATGCGTATTCGTGCTGTTGAAGCATGATTCCAATACGTGTGTCGTCAGCCTCTTGTAGAAGCTGCATGCCAAGGGCTGGAATAGAAGCTGAAGGCATTTGTCCTTTGGACACTTCACTAATGCCCATAATTTCGCCGAAGGATTTATCAATCGACTCCTCTTCGTTGTAAGCAAAGCTTGGAATGGATGGGATTTGCACAGCACTCGGTCTTCCACCATCCGGAGCGCTTGGAACAGGTGTGTAATAAAGCACCTCACCTGAGCGGTCATTCATTCCTTCAGGCGCAAGCTGAGTGCCACGAGGAGCTACATACTTACCTGCAAGCATTTTGCGAAGCCAGTTGGCGCGCTTACTCACGATGTCATCAAAGTAATCTTGCAGTGGACGCACGTGAGTGACAGTTGCCTCTGAGAAAAGCTTTCCACCCACTACAATGTCATCAAACTTGGCGTACGGGATGAGCCCATTTGGAAGCTCTTTTTCCTCGAGTACAATACCCCCCGCCCCTATAATCATCCGACCCTTTGGGTACTTTAAAGAGGGAGCTTCGTATTTAGCGATTTCAATCGCGTGGTTTTTCACTGGCGAGTGCGCACCCTGCCCCTCACCCCGTACACTCATAGTGTTTGCACGCTTCTCGTACTGAAGGGACTGAAGCCATACGTCCTCTTCTTTCACAAGCTTGCCCTTTTCACCGTACTGAGTACGGAAGTACTCTAAAGGCCTTGCTTTTGCGTGATACAGATATGAACTGTAAACATCCTCATTGTTTGAGACCATTGGGTCTGTGAAAATCTCAAAAGCTGAACACACGTCAGCTCTTACATCCCCCTCAAACATGGGCTCACCTGTTTCAGGGTCTTCTATGATTTGACCTGTGCCATCATCCCAAGAGATTTTAATCCAAGCGTGACCACACTGCTGAAGCCACATCAAAAGTTTAATGCGATGCTCATTGATCTTAAGCTTGTCCCACAAGGCGGTAAGCACTTGCACACCTAAGCGCGCAGCTTCCTTGTCGTCGTTTGAATTTGATTCTGGAATGACGTCGTACTTGGGAGGGGACTTTGCTAAGCGTGCGGCTCTGTTTTGTAGGTTTGGAAGGATCTTGTTAACACGCACTTTGTTTCCACCATCCACACGTCCAACGCGTGCAACGGGATCAAAGGCTCTTGTGTTTGCGTTGTAGCTGATGCCTTTATAGCCAAGCACGTACGCAATGTTAGTCATCCAAATGGATTCATGAGTCTGCCTAGATGAGGTTGAACGTATGCGCTCAATGTCCGCACGCATGCGATTGTAGACAGCCTCTTCAGACTCGATAGGCTCAATTTGAAGAGCCTTCATTGGCCCATCTAAACCTTCCATAGCGCTCCCTTTTACATACTATACCAGACTGCTCACGTGTTGTGCTGCAGACTCAAACTCTTCAATCATTTCCTCTGTGCGTGGTGCGGCATAACTTGTTTGAGGCTCTTGAGGTGTCATGCTGATTTGGTAATCGTAAAAGCTTTTGCTCATGACTTTGTTCACAAGCTTTTGGATTTGCCACATGAAAAACACCTGTTGAGCAACAACTAGGCTAATAAGCGCTAGAATCAAGCTTTGAGTGTCCATGTAGAACCTCTTCCATTGATTTACCAAGGTTTGCTTGAATTTTTTCCTTGTCGCCTTTTCTGCACACGTAAACCGCTGGGTTTCCGTAAGTAAAGAACCCACCTGGCTTAAGTCCACGCCTGTTGAAGTAGTTTACCACGTCCTCATCGACTTCAAGCCACTGCTCAGGGTCTTCACCTGAGTTGATAGCCACTTGAGCCGCAAAAGCTCTATCTTGAAACTCACGGATCTTTTCTGCGATTCCAGTGTAATGTGCATCTCGCGTCATTTCGGGTTGTTTTACTTCCATAATTTCTTTAGGCGGTCTGCCTCTCCTTTTTGTTTCAGTCATATTCATCTAAGTTTTCAGAGTTTCGTTTTTTAATCAACTGTTCGATTGCCCACTTCTCGTAGTTTGCGTTGTGTGGTGAGTGTGGTCTTGGTGTTTGCGGCACCGCTCCAATTTCAGGATATTGTACGATGTCCTCGATTGAGGCGAGTGCATCCATTAAGTCATCGTGTGCAGCGCGTGGGAAATCATCGTATTCGGATTTTAAGTGCTCAAAGTCTTCCATCATGTAAATGCGTCCAAACTCAAAGCGTGGGACTAAGCCTTCGATGCGTGCTTCTTTGGTTTGCTTGCCTCGCTTGATGCCTACAAGAGGTGGAAGTGTGAGTCTGCGCTTTGATTCCTCTCTCACAAAGTATTCGATTGATTCTTGGAACACTTGAGACTCGTACCCAATCACCATGGGCTTAATCTTTTGATGCACCTCAAAGATCTTTGACACAATCTCGGTTGGGGTGAGTCTATAGCGTTGAGCAACTCTTACGTACCAGTTGGTGTTAGCGTCCACAGAGACCACCACAAGGGCCGTGTAGTCGTGTTGCTCTTCTTGACCTATGGCTGGGTCCAAGAACGCAAACGTGTTTGTGGGCATTCCTGGAGGCGGTCCGGGGGATATTCTCCACCATTCGGGCTTAAACTTTCGAAGCTCATCTGGAATGACTCGGTTTAGGTACTGGTTTGTAAACTTGTAAGACCCAAGCTCGCGCTTTAACTCATCAAGCTTTTCTTTTGAAAGCTTCTGAGGGAATAGAAGCGACCCATCAGGGCGTATGGCTTGCTCGTAAACAACGTCCCACTTCATTTAAGAAGACTTAAGCGACATGACTTGTGCGACTACGGTTGCGCCAATTCCCGCAATGTAGAACGGCGCAGGGCCTAAGAAGTCAAGGCGTTCAGCGGTTTTGACGATGTAGAACTGGTTTGCAGTGAAAGCAGCCGCAAGTTGTGCAGCAGATAGGGTCTGACCCGCTGGAACCCCGATAATGATTAAGGTGCCACCTGATACGCGAGCCACAACTCTGTCAGCAACAAAGGCGCTTGAGCCTATCAGTTGTGCGTTTGCAGCCCCTGCCACAAGCGTGTATTGTTGTGCAGTGATCGAACCCGTGCGTAGTCCTTCAATCATTTGAGTCCCCCTTCAGTAAGCCCTAAAGAAATCTTATCACACTCATCGATTTCATTTGCAATGATGTGCCCAATTACGTCATCAATAGCGTATCTAGTTCCACACACAACGTAAATATCCGACCCATCTAGTATGGCCTTATTGTACTGGTAATGGTCAACTACTTTGGTTCTGCCCTCTTTTGAGCGTGAATTGTTGTTTGAATTGAGGTCATCCGAAATGATGACGTCGTAATGTTGACCAACTTTCACGGTGTTTACTCCACCTGCCGTGATGGATGCTTCCTTCCGTGGTGCTGATCTAAGAGAGAGTGTAATCTCTCCTTCCCCCCAAGTCGAGCCTTTTAAGTTTGGAAAGAACATTTGCATGATGGGGGATTCTGCGTGTGCTTTGATCTCTCGAATGAAGTTCTTTGAGTTAGAGTAAATTTCCGAGTCAATGAGTATGGCTTCGTTTGGGTTTTTGAATAGAAGCCTCCATAGAGGGTATGCAACACAGACAAGTGAGCTTTTGAATGTTCCACGTGGAAGCACGATGAGCTTTCGTTTGGTGTTACTTTCAAGTGCTTTCGTGATTTTGAGATGAGTGCTTGGTTGTAGGTCTTTGTAGCCTAGAGCTTGTTTGGCGAATGTGAAGAGGGATCTAGACCAACGGTCACGAATAAGCTCTTGTAGAGCGTCTGTTTGCTCTTCAATTGTGAAGTGTTCCAGTCCGGTCACAGACCTTAATCTTGGTCTGAAACGTCTTTCGACTCAACCTCAATTGAGTTCATGAGTAGGCTTTTAAGCATTTGGAAGCGCTCTTCAGCGTCTGGCGCGTTTTGTGTGACGTTTGCGTCAACCTGAACGCGTGCGAGTTTCGGGTATGAAAACTCCATGAGGTACAAGAATATTTCGATTGTGCGGAAGGGGTCTTTTTTCCACATGGAGTGCTCTTCGATCTTTTGAAGGATGTACTCAGGGACTGGAATGTTGAGAGACGTTTCAATGATTTCACGTGCGATACGCTTGGGGGTCATGACGCGTGTGGGTTTAATGGAGTTGTGGCCGCCCTTGTTTGGGTGTGTTTGTCTCACTTGTGGCTTTTCAATTGCGTATTGGCGGCCTTTGGCGCGGTTGTCTAGGAGTGAATACGAGGTTTCCATTTTAGCGTCTGTGTCTTGACGTCCTGTTCCGCCTCCGTGCTTTTTATCCGCCATTGATTTGGTCTCCTAAGCGTTTCAGCTCCGCACACATATCGAGGTAGCTACTCGGTGTGCCGATGTCATAGATTTCGGCGTGATCCTCAAGATAGGTAGGTTGCACACCCACTTGAGAGAGTGCCCATGAGAGGTCAATCTCGCCTGCTTCGTTTGTTGGGGACTGGACTAGGTACTCTCTAATGTTTTTGTGCAGAAGGTATCGACCACGGACTGCAAGCCCGCTTGCGAGACCCTTTGGCTTTTCTGTAACCTTGTAAAGCGCGTGGGTCTTGGATTCGCGGTCTAGGTCTAACTGTAAGATACCATATCGCTCAGGTTCATACACGTGCCTACAAAGCACGAAGGCACAGTCCTTTTTGTGATACACCCGGTCAGCTGGTTTCATGATGTAAGGTAATTTACGGTCGCTCTTAATAACAATTTCGTCCGGAAGTGTTATTAAGAAGTGGTCGCTATTAACATTTTTCATTCCAGTGAGTATTGCGTGCCCTAAACCTAAGGGTTCGGGTTGGACAATGGTTGTGTAGTTTGAGACGCCTGCAATCTTGAGCGCATGAAAGTAGGATGGGTTTTGAAGGGGTTGATTTAAGACAGGGTCACGTGGAGCTTGTGGCACGACTAGGGTTACGTGTGGGGTTTTTGTGGGCTCAAGGGAGCGTGCGATTTCAAGCGCTTCCATGACGACAACTGAGAGGGCTGGAAGGTTATTGACGGGCAGGAGTGCCTTTGAGAGGCCCGGCACTTCAGACCATGGCGACCAACGTGTTGCGCGTCCTGCTAAAGGGATGATGATATCCATTTAAATCTCCTCAAAGTATTTGCCGTCCTCACCACAAGGGCCTTGAATGGGGTCACGTGCGGCTTTGCATCTCAGCATCAGCTTTTTACAGAATTTCTCCGTGATAAAGCCTACCTCTTTTTCAAGGTCCGTGCCCTCATATTTGTAGAGGGGTGTTTCAATGAGGGCATTATACACGCATGATGTGCATGGGTTTTTAATACTCATTCGGGTTTATTCTGCTCAAGGAACGTGCACAAAAGGTTGTATTGGTCTTGGCTTAAGTCTTTTGATGACGTGACGTTAAACTCTTTTTCCATGAATCCTTTTACAACTTCACCTGTCCACCCGTTTTGAGTGGCAATGGCGTGAAGCCTTTTAATTTGAGCTTGAGATGGACCTTTTGGGTTTTCAGCTTCTTTTGGGGCTTGTCCTTGAACCGGTCTTTGAGCTGGCTTTGATACCGGTTGTGCTCGCTGAGAGTGTGTGGCTGTTGCTTGGTTTCCATCGTCGTCATCGTCCGTTGCGATTCCTAATGCCGCGCCTAGTGAAATGCGCCTGATGTAGGTCACAGCACTTGCGTACCCTTGTGGGTTATTTCGGTCGGCTGGCACTGAGAATTGCCCTTGCATCCACTCATCGTCAAGTTGAATGCGCGTTAGAATATGAACTCTGTTGTCCTCTGAGTGGAGAGTCCATTGTGTAACAGCCACTCCGTTTTTTGAGAGGACGGGGAGGACCTGCTCTAAAATGTCTGAAATATCAGCGTATTTGCTTTTGAAGTGTGGGTTTGTTCTACCCTTCACAATTTTTGGAAATTCAGCGTGTAGCTTTGATAAGACTTTGGATAATTTTGCGGTTTGTTCTGACGTTTGAAACATGGCCTGCTCCTTTTTGTTTAGAGCTAAGCCATATTTCGTTTTTCAAGGATATGCAAGAATGAAAGCAGCTCGACGTGGCCGGGATAACAGGTAGAACACCCTAACCTACCGCTACTCCCCCTAAAAATATTGCCTATTCATAGGTAGTCCCCGCGTGCAGGTGTCGGTGCGTTCACTTGGTACTTAAAACAGGCCATGTCTTAAAACCACGTCGAACCGTTTTCATGAATATTAAGACTTTTAACGATTGTCAAAGATTATTCGTTTGAGATTACTG